AGTGCCATTAATGCTGCTTTTGTTGCCTCCATGCCTGAGAAGATACTCCATGATCAATTGGAACTCATCTCAGTGCAACGTGATTTGCACAAAATCAACTCATTGGCACGTGGCGAGGTGCATGAACATGGTGTTTGGTGTCGAATCCGGCATTCGCGAGTGGGTACCGCCATAGCTCGTCGAATATTGCCAGCTCGTACTATCGGTCCAATACCCGGTAGTCAACAACGCGGGCTGCGGCTCCCTAGTGCTTAGGGGGGCCTAATCAGCGCACCGAGTTTATGCGCGTGGGGCAAAGACCTTGTACCTATCGCTGCGGATAACTTTGTGCACCCACCAGCTGATTGGGGCGGCTATCATGATCTCAGCGGTCGTCGTCAACGGAGATTAATCCGTTTACTTCCCGCCATTCCCGGCCTATGGCATTGCTTCACTAGTAGTGACTGTGTATGTAACCAGATGGTGGCACTCCGTAATAGAGTGCTTGCCGTAACACCTGAACCGATACCAGAATCAGTCAAACGATTGAGATCAGCATTGTCTAGGCTATTTGGTCGCCAGTCCATAAGACCATGGACTTTTGAGCGAGTGTTAGATAGTTTTAAGGACCAGCGTCGTAAGATCTACGAACGAGCGTACCACGAGATAAGAACCGTCGGGGTTTCCAGGCATGATTATAAGATCAAAGCGTTTGTGAAATCTGAAAAGTTTAACCCTGAGGATAAGGTTAATCCCGATGCACGTGTGATACAAGCTCGTAGTCCTAAAGCCAATTTGATGCTTGCGAGATTTCTGCGGCCCGTCGAGCACAAAGTGTACGCGTATAAAGACATCTTCGGGCTCCCAGTGTTTGCGAAAACAATGGGAGCCTTCGATAGGGCAACCACCATACGCCAAAAGTTCGATCACATGGGTCCTGGTACTGTTTGTTTTTCATTAGACGGCAGTCGCTGGGACATGCACATCAAACAGTGCATACTCGAAGAAGAACATCGGGTATACAGGAGTATGTGCCATGATTTAGAACTGCGCGACATTTTGCGTGAACAACTCATCAACGACGGGAGCACAAGGCTTGGTGTCAAATATAGGGTTAAGGGTGGGCGAATGAGTGGTGATATAAACACTGCATTGGGAAATTGTATCCTCATGGTTGGCATGATCACAGCAGCCATGGAGGAGATGATTGGACCAGATGCATTTTATACCATATTTGACGACGGTGACGACTGCTTACTATTCCTCCGGGCGGAGGACGTGGACAAGGTGCGTGAGGAAATCAGTCGCGTCTTTCTTGGGTTCGGACAGGAGCTCAAGTTGGAAAACGAGGCGCGTGAACCTGATCAAGTTGTGTTTTGCCAATCGAAGATGGTTCACACCGTTAACGGTTGGCAAATGGTCCGAAATTGGAAGAAAATAATAGCGCATGGAACATCAGGGGTTAAGCATTGGAATAACATCAAGCTTGTCAAACCCATGATGTCGGCTGTCGGTAGTTGCGAGCTTGCTCTAAATCTTGGTGTCCCCATTATCCAATCTTATGCTCTTGCATTAAAACGCATCGGCTCTGGGGAACGCCTTAAGTGGTTGGATGTGGAGGCCGGGTTGAGAATCCGGCTGAAACAAACCATGCACTACACTGATCAAGAGATCGATCAAGTGTATGACATTAAAAGTGCAGAGGTTACACCCTCAGCACGCCATTCATTTGAGCGTGTTTGGGGTGTTCCCATTTGGGAGCAACTAGCAATAGAACGTTATCTCGACAACTGGAATCCAGATCTTTCATATACCGTCGTAGGACCAGAGCGTGACTCTGATTGGGAAGAGACCTTACAACCCGGTACTCATCTCCCTGAGGTTTGGTAGTGCATAATATGGTGGGCCACGGAACAAATACACTCTTGTGGTAGAGAGTGGGGCTCGTTCCGTGTTTGTTTTCCTCTTCTTAGACTTATCTTAAGG